CTTTAATAAAAAATTTAAATCCAAAAGGGGATGTGTTGGAAATAGGATTTGGATTAGGTTATTCTGCAACAGAGATACAAAAATATAAAATTAAATCACATACAATTATAGAATCTGACAAAAATGTTTTAAAAAAACTTAAACGATGGTCTAAAAAACAAAAAAATAAAGTAAATATTATAGAAGGATTTTGGCAAGATAAATTAAAAACATTAAATAAATTTGATTCTATTTTTTTTGATGATGCTCCTCTTAAAGAATATCCTGATATTGAAGATATAAGAGTTTATGATTTTTTTTATAAAGTTTTAAAAAACCATGTTAATAAAAATTGTACCTTAAGTTGGTTTTGTTATAGAGAAGTATATTGGTTGTGTCATCCATCTGTAGAATGGAGTTTAAAAAAATATAAAATAAACATTCCAGATAATTGTAATTATGTTCCAAATAAAGATAAAAAATATATGTGTTTACCTTTATTAAAATTTCCAAACGGAACAACAGATGAAATATATCCAGTAGGTATTAATAAAAATTGGGAATTAAAACAGTTAAAATAATCAAATTATACTGAATTTAATAAACAACAGGCTCCAGTCATAGCCAAAAGGCAGACAAAGTTTAAGTAACCTTAAATAAGTGATATACTAGACATAAATATGCCATTAAAAAAGATACCATTACCTCCAGGTTTTGATAAGAATGATACTGCGTCTCAAGCAGAAGGACGCTGGATTGATGGAGATAACGTACGTTTTCAATATGGATCACCTGAAAAGATAGGGGGTTGGCAACAAATTAATTCATCTATATTAGTAGGAGCAGCTAGAGACATACATTCTTGGTTTGATTTAACAGGTAGACGTTATGTAGCTATTGGTACAAATAAAGTTTTATATATTCTTTTTGATGAAGTTTTTTATGATATTACACCTTTAGGAACAGCTTTAACAGGTTGTACTTATACATCAACTACAGGATCTGCAACTGTAACCATTAACAAAAACGCACATAACTTACTTATTGGGGATTTAATTAAATTTTCATCTGTAACAACACCAGGACCAACTACAACAAGTTTTACATCTGCAAATTTTACAACTAATTCATTTGAAGTTAAAACAGTTCCAACTGCAAATACATTTACAATTACTATGCCTGTTATAGAAACAGGAACAGGAGTTACTACAGGGGGATCACTTATAACAAATCCATATGTTATCGTTGGACCACTTGCCGCAACACTTGGTTATGGATGGGGAGCAGGAACATGGGGATTAGATACTTGGGGAACCTCAAGATCAGTTTCTAATACAACTATTGAAGCTGGTAATTGGTCATTAGATAATTTTGGAGAATTATTAATTGCCACAATTAAAGATGGACAAACTTTTAAATGGGCTCCAACAGCAGGAACAGGAGTTAACACACGTGCAACTATTATAGCAGGCAATCCTACAGCAACAGTTTTAACAAGAGTATCAGACAGAGATAGACATTTAGTTCATTTTGGAACTGAAACTACTATTGGATCTCCTTCAACTCAAGATCCAATGTTTATAAGATTTTCAGATCAAGAAGATATTGAAATTTATGAACCAACATCTACAAACACAGCAGGTACATTTAGATTAGATAACGGAAGTAGAATCGTAGCAGCAGTTAAAGGTAAAGATTATATGTTAGTTTTAACAGATGAAGCAGCTTATACAATGCAGTTTGTAGGGCCTCCATTTACATTCAGTATACGTCAAGTTGGATCTAATTGTGGATGTATTGGTCAACATGCGGCAGTCTTCGTAGACGGTGCTGTGTATTGGATGGGTGATTCTGGTAACTTCTTCGTATTTGATGGAACCGTTAAAACATTACCTTCTTCAGTTGAGAACTTTGTATTTACCACAACAGGAGATGCTTTAGGACTTAATTTTACAAACGGTGAATTAGTATTTGCAGGACACAATAGTTTATTTACAGAAATTAATTGGTTCTATCCACAAGAAGCATCAACAGAAATAGATAGAGTTGTTACTTATAATTACGAACTTAAAACATGGACAACAGGTTCACTTGCAAGAACAACATATGAAGATGCTCACGTATTAGAATATCCAAGTGCTACTAAATTCATTTCAGCACTAACTCCAAATACTCCAATAGTTAATGGTATAAGTAATGGTGGTAGTTATTTCTTTGCTCATGAGGTAGGTGTAAATGAAGTTATTAATTTAACAAGTACAAATACAACAAGCATTACTATACCTGCTTTTATTAAATCAGGAGACTTTGATTTAGATATAGAAGGAGATGGTGAGTTTTTTATTAAAGTAAGAAGGTTTATTCCAGATTTTAAATATTTAGAAGGTGACTGTAAAGTAACATTATTCTTTAAAGCTTATCCAGCAGATACAACAAGTGCATTAGGAGAAACAACTGTAGGTCCATTTACAGTATCCTCAACAACAGATAAGATAGACACACGTGCAAGAGGAAGACTTGCAGCAATTAAAATTGAAAATGATGCACTTAACGACAATTGGCGTTATGGTATATTTAGAGTGGATATACAACCAGACGGCAGAGGCGGAAGTGCTCCACAAACATAATGGCTAAAATAAATTTATATATACCAGAACCACCACAGGATTATACTGTTGATTCTTTAAGACAAATTAATCAAGCATTAGAAACATTAAAAGACCAATTAAACTTTTCTTTTCAAGAAGAATTAAAACAAGAAGTAGAAAGAAATATTTGGTTTAGTATGAGGTTTGGCTGCTAATGTCTTGTGATAATGTAAACATTGGCAATGGTCAGTTAATTACAATCGGTGGTAATAACGTTGATGCATTCGGAAGATTAAGAGTTTCTAATCCCTTAACTATCTTTGACAGTAAGAATATAATGTCACAGAATACTTTATTTGATCCATCAACTGTAAATGGTGGAAGTGTTACTTACACAGCTAATAAATCTACGGTTAATTTAAATGTAACAGAAGCAGCTGGATCTAAGACAATAAGACAAACTAAAAGAGTTATGTCTTATCAACCTGGTAAGTCATTGCTTATTTTTAACACATTTGTAATGAATACTTTAACTGCAAATTTGAAACAAAAGGTAGGTTTATTTGATGCTAATAACGGAATATTTTTTACAGCAGATGGAACAACACTTAAAATAGTAAGACGAACTTTTACATCGGGTGTAGCAGTTGATACTGAAATATCACAATCTAGTTGGAATGGCGATAAATTAGATGGAACAGGTTCTAGTGGATTTACATTAGATCCAGCAACATCTAATATATTATTTATTGATATTGAATGGTTAGGAGTAGGTTCTGTTAGAGTTGGATTTGTTATTAATGGTCAATTAATTACAGCACATACTTTTTATAATGCCAATAGTTTAACAACTGTTTATATGCAAACAGCTAATCTTCCAATTCGTTATGAGATTGAAAGAGCTGGAACATTAACAGCGGGTACTTATACATTACAACAAATATGTTCTTCTTGTATTTCTGAAGGTGGGTATTCTCCGCAAGGATTAGAAGAAATGATTGGAACAGGAACTGTTAGTGCAGGTGTAAATTTACCTACAGCAAATACTTATTATAATATTGCAACAATTAAAATTAGAGCATCAAGACCTTATGCAGTTATTGTTCCTGCAGGAGTAGATATTTTAAATATATCTAATGGAGATTTTGAATGGGGATTATTTATTAATGCCACACCATCTTCAGCGTTTTCATATACAAATTTTAGTGATAACGTACAATATGATTTAACAACAGTTGATTTAACTACATTGGGAACAAGAATTGCTGGGGGATATTTGGGAGGCAAGACTGCACCATTTACTTTAGGCGGAGATTTTATAGCTTTTGCAAATCAACTTGGACAAACTATTGCAGGTGTGTCAGATACTTTAACATTAGGTGTAAGACCAGGAACAGCTAATGGAGATGTGTCTGGTTTATTAAAATGGTTTGATTTAACATAATGGCAAATTTTTATAAAAACGCATTTTACGATCCGACAACAACAGCAGTAATTTCTGTATATGCTTGCCCATCTAATTCAAGAGCAATTATACAAAACATACAAGTTACAAATGAATCTGGATCTAAAATACTAAAAGCTTCAATTATAGATGCTTCTGTAAGTACAACTTATCAAATAGCTTATGCTAGTATATCTGGCCCTACTATTTGTAATATTGCAAATGGGCCTATTGTATTAGAAGAAAGCGATTCCATACTATTGCAAACTAATGATACGAATGCTATATCTGCCGTATTATCTATATTAGAAATGAATAGAAACGATCAAAACGGTTAATGGCTAGAAAAGTAAGTAATGGATCAGGTGCTTTTATTAAACATACTAATAAAAAAAGACCTGGAAGACATAGTAAAAGTCCAAATAAAAGAAATGATAGAAAAGAATATCGTGGACAAGGT